TTGTATACTGGCCTATGTTTAAAAGATGGCTAGATTCTTAACAACATTACCCGTTAACTTAGGTTTTGTAAATCTTGGTACTGTTGAAGCTTATCCCACTGGCGGCAGCGGACCTACCGCATACGGTCCGACTTCCTATTACGGTAGCGATCCGTTGCCTCCACGCCTGGGAGAGTCTGTTAATAACCCTATTAATCTTGGGAGTTTGGCGGCTATATACCGTGAAATCGTAATCTCAGATACCCATGGTGGATTGTCTAGAAAACAATCCACCTTTTATTCTTTTAAGTTACTTAAACCACGTTCAATTAAAGTTACACAAAACTTTAGTCAGTTTGCTACAACATCAAATACTAATCGCAATACTTTAATTGCTTTCTATGTTGTAGAAGACGGTACTCACAGACGTGAGTTAGTAATTAACAATCAAGGTTACGTTAACAGTGAAGCCTCGATTGAAGATGGTGGCGATGGAGAAGGTACACCTTTCTTCTCGGACTACCCCAATGCAATGCTGCCTCCAGGGGACTACATCTTTTTAATCACAAATGATATTCGCTATCTTGAAACAACCTATTCATTTAGCTTAGAAGCTTTTGATAATGATTGGGGATATGTCTATGAGGATGTTGAAGAGGCCTTAGATTTTGGTTTGGTAACTGAAGTTGCTGGATCTTTTATGGACTTTGGCGGCATTCCAACTTGACCAAAAGAAGAAACCTGCTAAGGTATTTTTAATTGCTTTCAGCTCATGAAAACTGTTACCTACAAGGAACTAGAAGACAGGTTTGATGAGATCTTTGAAGATGTAGTTGATAACCACATCCACTACAAAGTAATAGGAGAAAGGAACAAGGCAGTGATGCTTGTTCCCTATGAAGAATATAAGGTGCTAATGGATACCTATAACCACTGGATAGAAGAAAAAGAAGAAATCTTACCAGAAGATAACTTATTCTGATCAGCTACTACGACCCTGATTAGCAACCCTATTCATTGCAGCAAGATAGCTCTCGCGGGGCATACCAAAAATATCATCCATTTCACGCTCCATCTTCCTTTCCTGGCGACGTTCTTTCTGATTTTCAAGCCGTTGCTTACCTGATTCTACTTCAGCAGCGTAATACGGATTCCTTTCAGGATCAAACGCAAAGGTAATGTCGAAGGGTGCAGGAGAGCGGGTGGGATCAATCTTTGTGCCTTCAAAATTAAATGTTCCCGTGTAAGGCTGTCCTAACAACCCTGCAGTAGCTTGATCGCGGCGTGCTGCTTCATAGTCAGAGCGCTGCTGTTGGACACGGTTGGCTTCGCCGTAAGCAGCCAGAACAGATAAAGGGGTATACTCTTTAAAAATTCGTGAAGGTGGAGTTTTGACCTCCGTAACTTGTGGCTGTTGACTGCCTTTAGCCATCGCTCTACTTGAACTTAACCTCTATACTCACTCTATCTGAAACAAACCTATACAGGTGGGGGACCAGTTGGAAGCCGCCGATGGCCAACAAAGCAATCAAGATCAGCTCAGCATAAGTAATGGGGCGACGCATCAGTGTAGTCCTTTTACAGAGGATTTTAAAGACCTGCTCAAAGCAATGTCAACTAAAACGATGTTATCACTAATGTCAACCCAACAGAGAAACTTAGCTAATTCTTTATGGGAAGCTTCTAACTTTGGGGGACGGCCTAAGCCAGGGGACCTCAAACACCTGGAGCCAAAACGTGATTACTACGAACTTGTTTTGATGATGGACCATCAGCGCCAGTGGGAGGAAAGAGTGCGCTATTGCAAGCAAGCAAAAAGTTGTTAGGCTACTGGAAAACAGTGCCTATTAATGAGCTATCGCTTTGAAGATCTTGATATCAGTTTAGTAACCGTTGAGAATTATCAAGAGATTCTAAAACCTTCTCTAGCTGCTCAGCTCCAGCCGTTTATCCCGCCAGAAGGATCGTTTGAAACGACAGACCTTAGGCGGTATTTAGAACTGGTTAAGAGCTATGAGGTAACCAGCACTGACCTGATTCACGGTTTATCCCTAGCGGATCAGATCAGGATTACGTTTAGCGATATGAAAGCAGCAACAATCTGTGAGAAGTTTCCCGATATTGACTTGGCAACAAAACGACGGTATCGTTGTGTAGCTGAATATTTAATTAGGCAGGGCGAACTAACCAAGCTAAAAGATGAGAAAAACAAACTCATCAAAAAGCTAGGTAACATGGGCAAGATGGTAGTGATCTACCAACCGTTGCCCAAGCTTTGTAAAACATTACACCAAACAGGTCTCGGACAATTTATTAAAGATGAGCAGCAGGCGGCAAAGGTTAATCAACGGAATGCTCTCCAACGTGAAGAGTGGTGGGGAGAAACAGATGACCCAACTTGTGATCGAGAGGGTCTGTGCAGACATGTGTGACTTCTACGAGAAGTTCTACGCCAACGAGGGTCCCGGTGCCATGGTTTATTTGCCACGGGTAGAAGATCCTACAAACTCAATGTTTTACTTGACGGTTGCTGCTTTGATGGAAGCGCAATCTGATTTTAGAAGCCGTGAGATGGAAGGCCCTGCTGATGTCATGCAGAAAGCTATTGCCAGGGCAGAGTCTATTAACCCTAAAACTGCAGGACTATTTATCATTCAAGATGATAAAGAAATGTCCTTAGTTTGCTACAAACGTGATCAACCTTTGGCGTTTAGTGATCCTGAATAATGCATAAACAAGGCGGTGCACGCGCACGCAATTATCACACTCTCTATAGAATTTATCGATTAGAAGATGATTGGTGCACCCCTGTTTCTTACCTGCCTCTTATTTATCACACACTAGATTATATTGATTTAGATCCAGGTTCAACAGAGAAAGCAAACCAAGAGTTTCTCCAAGCAGAAAAATTCTTTTCTAAAAAGGACGACGCTTTAAATAAACAAGAACCCTGGAGCGGTAACGTTTATTGTTTCCCTCCTACCTATGGACGCTGCTCTTTTAACAAGCAGAGGGGCTCCTGGCGTTGGTCTATGCGTGGCGGTTTTGGTGGCGTGTCTCCAGCTGTGGCTTGGTTCAGACGCCTGGAGAAAGACTGGAAGCTGGGATTTGTTAATTCAGCTTTGTTCTTTACTACTGCCCATGAGACGCTCCGTAAACAGCAAAGCATCTGGGATTATCCAATCTGTATTCCAAAAGAGCGGCCAAAGTTGTTACATGGCCGTAACTTTTACCAGCTAGATAACCCTTTGAAATGGGGGTTCTTTGTGTTTCTCCCACCAAAAGAACTGGGATTCACACGGCTTGATAAGTTTGAAGAAGCCTTCTCAACGATTGGCCGAGTGATCCTCTGAGATTAATTTATCGAGCCCTAAAAATATTGCGGAAAGAAGCAGACCCATCAGTATTGCCGATACTGGCGCTACCGCGTGGCTCAGAAGGTAATGCACCGATGGGGATAGTGCCACTAAGTGCAGGGAAGATAAAGCGGTCATCTTGACTGCGCTCAAATGTAATAGGCAACCTAGCTTCATTTTTGCGTGCCTGTATATACTCACCCAAAAAATTCAAACCAGTGTTGCTGTCATCAACACCCTGGGCTTGAGAGAATCGGTTATCAACCTTGTAAGATTGACTCTTTGCAAATGCCATACTAGTATTCTGGCAGCACTAAACACTTCATGGAAAGCGACAACGTAAACCACCCCTCTCACTATACCTTTGGACCAGTTGAGTGCATTGATGCCATCGATTCCTGCTCCACGACAGAAGCATATCGAGGTTACCTAAAGGGATGCATCATGAAATATATCTGGCGGTATGAAGCAAAAGAGAATCCAATCCAAGATTTACGCAAAGCAAACTGGTATTTAAACCGGTTAATTAATACTTATGGAACCTGATTATCCAACGATTGATCTAACTCCAGAGGAATTAAACTACTTGCAAATCTTAGAGCTTCAAGATTATCTAGATCATCTTCAGAATAAAGTGAACGAGATCCAGTTGACTTTGGACGTTGGTTCCACAGTCTAAAGAACTCATCAATGATTGCATGAGTAGGATCTAACCGTAGTAGGTGTTCTTCTAAAAACTCAATAGCTTTTACTTGAGCGGGAGAACCATTAAAGTTCTCAGCAATATTGAGCAAACATTTTGGTAACTTGCAGTCGTGCTTTACCAGGAGAGGAACATCTGTATCCGGCTGGAGATACACATCAAGTTCACTGCGCCTGCGTTCTAGCAGACGTTGGTTACGCAGACATTCTTTATTGATATAAGGAGACCATTCTTTTATAATCTCTGTTCTATCTGCACCACTATTAATTAACTGGAGTAACCTGCAATCTTTAAACTTTGTGATGCCAATACTGTAGGCATAACTTAAGATTGCACCTTTCTTCTTTTCATTTAATGGCATGAAGATTAGATCTTGGAGGATAAAAACAAACTCCTCCAGGTCTTTCTCCAGCTGGATCTCAATCTCTTTACGGGTGCAGCGTAGGAAGGGCGTGACAGCACTGCGCCCAAACCGTTTGCTGCCGTACCCAATCATCCATGGGCCATCTTCCTTTGCCCGATACGGAGAGTACTGCTCCATACCAGTGTGGATCCGACAGGTCGTGTACCGCCGGATCAACTGGAGGCTGTACTCATTGATATAAGACAGAAGTCTTAGGGAACAACAACAGAACCGTTATAGCTGATTTCGCTGTAGGCGTCAGGGGTGGTGAGGATTACCACGTAGTTCTTGCTGGCGTCGGTTACGGTAACAGCAACAACACCTTTGCTTTTGCCAGCTTTAGCAATGTTGAAGAACTTCTGGTAACCAGTGGGGGCACTGCCAGCTGTGTAACTATCTTCTTGGAAAATTTCAAGAGTATTAATGCCACTGCTGCTGTCAATTTTGACAATCAAGTCGCCAGTGCTAGCAGGGTTAACGTGAAAAGAACGCTGACAAAGGTCGCCACTAGCATTGCCAGGAAGACCGTCACCCTTGTAGGTGATTTCAGAGCCAGAGGCGATGAAGGTGTCCTCAGTACCTTGGAATGTAAGGGTAGGCATTATCAGTTGACTTGGTTGTGGGTTTGAAATTGAAAGCTAATGTCGGCATCAATACCATGTTCTTTCAAGATGCTTAAGAACATTTGTCGATCCATCATCTTCATGTGAAGCATGTCAACAAACGCTTCTTCCAACTCATCTCGATCAAGGTCCTTGATTGCCAGGGCTGCTGCATGAATAGCGAATTCGCTATCAATTGGCAGATCTAGGGCATTGGCATCCATTGAAAATTTACCAATCCGTTTCTACATCCTAACAGTTGTGCAATTTTTTGCTACCATCAGGTTGTAGTCGTATTTCGTAACGGGATATACCGCTGGTCAATGGCAAAGGACGGGACACCCATGTAGCCCAGGTCTTCATCAGACCCTTCACCCATTCGTGGTAGTGCCATGGTGACAAGCGTTTTGTAACGCTCAAGCAACTGCTCGGGAGTCGGTTTTATCATGCTGCAGCAACCTGGAACGTAACAACAGCAGCGGTGCCGCCAGACTCAGCACTGAAGTTAGGACGCACCCACTTTACAGGACGACCGCTGACGGAGAAGATAGATGTACCGTTTGCTGTGATTGTTTGGGTAGCAATGATTGGGGCAAAGTTAGTGCCATCAATACTGCCTTCCAAAGAAACTTGAACGTTAGTATTGATATTAGTAACAATAACAATCAAGCTATAGTAAC